CCTCTTCCACTGCTGAAACCGCCAAAATCGAAATGACCGCCGAAAATATCGCCGAAATGCGAGAAAATATCGTCCATCGTCATTCCGTCGCCGTAACCGCCCGCTGCTCCGCTTACGCCGGCATGTCCGAACTGGTCATATCTTCTTCGCTTATCTTCATTACTCAAAATTTCGTAAGCCTCAGCTGCTTCCTTGAATTTTTCCTCAGCCGCTTTATTGCCCGGATTTTTATCAGGGTGAAATTGAATCGCTTTTTTCCTGTATGCTTTTTTTATTTCTTCGTAAGACGCTGTCTTAGTAACTTCCAAGACTTCATAATAATCTCTTTTTGCTGCCATTGTATGCTGTTTCGTTAATTCGCCACGACTACTTTGGCATGACGTATAACCTTGTCATACAAAGTGTAGCCTGTTTGGATACTGTCAATTATTTTTCCTTTTTGTTCCTCGTCAGTAGCCGGAAACGTAGCCACCGCCTCGTTAAATTCCGGGTCGAAAACCTCCCCCAGCGATTCTATAGGATTCACGCCATTTTGCTTTAAATAGGTCATGAATTTATTATATATGAGTAAAATACCTTCCTTGACTGCCGACAAATCCGTTGTCGTTTCAATGGTTTTTATTGCCCGTTCAAAATCATCAATCACAGGCAGAAGCCCTGTAAACGCTTTTTCGCCTCCGGTCTTGATCAAATCGGCTTTTTCCTTGACTGTACGTTTGCGATAATTATCATATTCAGCCATTAAACGAAGATAAGAATCATTGAGCTTTGATAATTTCTCCGACACATTGTCAGCCTCCTCCGAATTTTCCTCCGGATTATCTATTTCCACATCTTCAATATTCTGTTCTTTTGTCGCAGCATCTGCTAAATTGTCAGCCGCTTCTATTTCATTTTCAAAGTCTTTTTCCGTCTTTCTCTTATCCATGATTTTATATAATTTTATCTTTAATTCTAATATTCAGTTATTTGCAAAATTTGAAATATTTTATAAATCCAACTCTATACCTTTTTATTAGCAAATATATTGCCAAAATTGCATTGTCATTACAAGAAAAGTTTTATCTTTGCACCGTAATAAGGAAAAACAAGGGGCATTAGCTCATCTGGCTAGAGCGTTAGACTGGCAGTCTAAAGGTGACGAGTTCGATCCTCGTATGCTCCACAAACAATATTAAAAATCAGCAATTTACATTAAATAAGGACTAAAATAAGGACTAATCGCGTCCTGTTATTTATTTTCTTATTGTTATAAATTCCGCTCCCGTGATTTTTGTATGAGGGTTCCGCGAGACAATTTCCTGCCTTCGTTCTTTACATCCCCATTTGATAAACCAGAACCGCTTCGGAATAATATGTTCCACATACAGTAATGAATCACGGTTAAGAAATGTGCCGGTAAATTTAGAGTTTGCGGACGCACAGCCGTTCAAATCAAACCATTTATCATTAATTGTTATACATCTCAAAGTATCGGCAATAAATCTATCTTTGTAAACGGTACGAATACTATCCCGGACGGTTCCCTGTAGGTCATAAGCCGTTTCCGTTTGTGCGGTCGTTATCTGCGAAAGGCGCTTATTATCGACTTTCAGGCTTTTTATTAACTTCAAATCATCTTCTCTGTATTGTTTATATTCCGATAATTTGAGTTCCAAATTGCCAACCGAAACGACATTTAGACTGTCGTTTACCCTATAATACTCATTATTAGTTAGCAATACAGCCGTATTGTTTTTGTAAACGTCCCTGTCCGCTTTTACTTTTTTCAGTTGGTCACACTGTACGCCGATGTAGCCAAGCAATAGCAAAAATGTTATACCTATATAAAACCAAGTTTTCATAAATGTAAAATTTGTTTTCTGTTTTTTGTTTTACTGTAAGAAATATGAATCCACTGATAATTACTTTCATCAATGAGCTGATCGTATGGAATATTACTCTTTGCGATCATGTCAAACATTTTTTTATTTGTTTCACGATTACCTACCGAAATATCAGCAGCTTCTCCTGTCATGTGTTGAGAATTACTTGCACCGCCAACAATCTTATTTAATTGCGGGCAACGATAACCGGAACTTACAAAAACGGGAGCGCCCCATAAATCCCTAACGGGTTGCAATGTATTGTCCGCTAATAGCGTCAAATTTGCAACCGCTTCTGTTGTTGGGGTATTGTCAATTTTCAAATTCGTTGCCGTGCTTGAATTGACCAATTCTTCTAATGTAAAATCTTTACTCATTTTTTATCATCTTTTAAATCATTAATAATTAATATCTCGTCAATATTTTTCCCGACTTTTTTTTCGATTTCCCCTTTCAACTGTAATCTGAACAATCGAAGAAACGGCATATCCGGCTTAACTATCAGCATATTTGCCGATATACTCCAGAACTCGCAAGCCGCCGCCAATGCACAGGATACCCTTGTCGCTATTTCCCATTTTTCATGAATTACTTTTTCTGTCAGTAAAATAAGCAACAATGAAGTAGCATAAATGATAATTTTTATGAAAGTATCTCTTATACTTTCGGAAAAAATAAATTTCTTTTGTTTTATTGCCGCAAATATTCCCCAAAACATGTCAACTAAAACTGCGAAAAACACTATTGAAAGCGGAAATATTTCAGGTCTTATAAACGACCAAAGCGTTGCTCCGGCTATTAATATCCATCCGTAAACTGTTGCAAATATGGAGTGAATATGAGTTTCTATCGCTAAAAATTGTTTGTTTAGCATTGCTTTATTATTATTTCGTTATTTTTAAAAGTGCTCATACCTATTATTTTACGCCGTATTTGTACTATATAACCAATATTGACCATCCCATATTAATGTTACAAATTCACCTCTTACTGTGGCGGTTACGCTGTTAACGATACTTCCATTCGGGTGCATCATTTGTTTTCCATTACCACTGACTGTTACAGCCGAGCCATTATTGATCCTTATCATTATCATTTGACCGTCATAGGGATCAGCTGGCAAATTAACTGTAATTGTTGATGTGTTGTAACAAGAGACAAAAACATCGCTATCTGTCAATGTTGTCGTACCTGAAATTCTCTTACATCCTAAATACAATCCATTAGCTTTTAATTTGGAAAAATATCCACCAAATGATGGAGCCGGATTCGCATTTGAGTTTAATGCAATTCCATATACGCCACACATAAAATTTGAATTGTCTGCATTTTTTGCTACATTGCCATATCCAAGTCCAATAATAGCCCCTTTCCGTATTACCCCAGACGATGCCGCAACCGCGTATGTTCCGGCTCTATTCGCTAATATTCCTTGTGAATTAATAGCCGCAACCCCATTGCCGCCATAGGTACTGCCTCCCGATGTATTCATTTCTGCTCTAATAGTCGCGTTATTGCTATCTAAAATGATTTTTTGAATTCCATTTCCAGCAATTGCATCCGAGACAGAAGATGCGAGAATTAATGCGCCATTTGCTCCGTCTAACTGTGCTTTTGGCGGTTTTGAATTTAAATCAGCAGTCTCAGTAATCAAAGTTCCATCAAACGCATGTTGACTTGTTATCTTTCCGTCTTTTATTATCCAATCGCCTATATTCGCCATTTCCGCAAGTAAAAGGTTTGTTGCAACACTGTCAAATTGAGCGCCGAAGGTATTCCATTTTCCTGTATTAGTTGGTACGATGCCTGTGAATCCATTTCCAGCATCTACGCGGGAGACATAATATAACCCACTATATTTCACACAATCAACACGAGTGCTTGTTCCGTAGTAAGTTGCAGAACTATTATAATCTCCTCGAAAAACAACGGAAGGTCCTGAATCTCCTTTTGCACCCGGATCGCCTTTATCGCCTTTTGCGCCATCTGCACCATTTGTCCTGATCGGCGTACTCCAATTTTGCAGTAACGCTCCAGCTGCTGACTTTTTTGATACGATCATCCATAAGTACTCTAATACGCCAACAGAAGGCACTGTCGTTGTCCAACCAGAAGGATTTGCACTTGTTACGGTTAACGCAGGCGGCGCGCTTGTTGAACCGTTTTTTGCATAGCGGTATTCAAAGTATGCCCCGTCTGTGCCATTCGTTCCGTTTGTTCCCGGCACGCCCTGATCGCCTTTAAATTTCGACCAAGTGTAATCAGACGGCGTATTGCTTTCTGTTGCTGTTAGTTTATTAACCGCAATGCCTATATACTCCGTCTGGTTAGTTGGTATATCGTACATATTCCTGCCGTCTGCATAATCCGAATATTTTATCCACGTATAAGTCGTTTGTCCGTCTTTTCCCGGCTCTCCGGGCACTCCGTCCGTTCCGGAAATTAGCGACCAGATGTAATCTGAGGAATTATTGCCTTCTACCGCTGTGGTCTTGTTATAAGCGAAACCAATATACTTTTTTCCCATTGGGCTATCTGAAAGTCCTGAGCCTGTTGCACTATCAGCGTATTTAATCCACGTATAAAACGTTTGCGCATTTATTCCATCCTTCCCATCAGCTCCATTTGCGCCGTCTGTTCCTTTTGAAGATACAACAGCCCAATATACAGTGTCTGTCGGTAAATGTCCTTTTGTAGGGGAATCGTTAATATATCTGTGTGTAGAGCCATTATATGTTACTTCGTCACCTTTATAATATAGATATAAACTGTCATAAGCCCCTCTGAAACATCCGAGCGGTTGCGTATCGCCGGATTGCGATTGCACAAGTGTTCCTTTTAACAATAATTTACCATCCCCTTGTGTGTTAAATGATAAGGAATTATTGCTATTGCCGACACGAAAAGCGTTATTTACAAAATCAAGGAAATTTTGTCCGTCAGAGGATATGACTTTTTCGGTTGTGACACGTCCCGGTAATATTTCGGTATATCCATACAAGGAAACATAACCGCGATCTCCATCATATTCGCTGTTTAAAATACCCATCAATAAATGGTAATAACCGGCAATGCTTTCCATTGCAATAGCCGTTTCGCTAATGTAGAATACGCCGGTATTTGCCGTCTTGCTCACCTTTGCGTACAGATAATATTTTTTATCGCCGTCTGTCAAAGCAGGCGTATTAAATGCCGGAAGCGTCCAAAACTTGTATTCATTTACGGCATGAGTTGACGAAAGAGATTTGATTCCAAGCGTCAAATGCTGGATTATTCCTGCGGGCGCAGTAAGTATTTTTGTTGCCGTATTGTAAACTACCGTATGCGAAACTTCCACCGGATTTATAATATTGTTTACAAACCTGAATTGTAGACTTTCATCACCAACGAGCATAGCCATCGTCTGAACGGCAATAGGATTTATCGAATTGGTGAACTTGTCGAGCAGGGCGCTCTCAAGCATCCCGATTGTTTCCTGTGAATCGCGAAAACGCCGCTTTGCATATTGTATTGCCTCTTTATGTAAATCATCAACAATAATTTCGTTTGTTTCTATTTTGCGTAAATCGCTTGAAATAAAATTACCGACAATTTCATTGGATAGTTCTATTTGTGGGCTATGTGGACTATTTATATAATCTTTTATTCCGACAATTCGTATTAGAAC